GCTACACCAACCTGTTCAGGAACCGTACCTATCTCGGTATCGTTTCCTGGCGCGGGCACGAGCGCGCCGACTTCTGCGAGCCCCTGGCCACGCCCGAGCAGTGGGCGGCTGTCCGCGAGCTTTCCGCGAATCTGCCGCACCCGCGGCGGGCCCGCTCGTCCTACCTGCTGTCGGGCCGCGCGTTCTGCGACTGCGGCCAGCCGCTGTTTGGCCAGGGCAGCATGGCGGCCGGCCACCGTCTCTACCGCTATTACCGCTGTCGCGACGAGCTGGCGATGTCAATCCACAACAGCATCGGAGCGGCGCTGCTGGAGAGCCACGTCATCGAGCGGGCGCAGGGGACGTTCACGCCGGCGAAGCTCGGCCCGGCGGTGCGCTCGTGGCAGAAGCGGCGCGAGGGGCACGCGGGGCGCGCCAGCCGCGAGATCGAGCAGCTGAAAGTGAGGCTGGTCACCGTCAGCCGCGCGATCGACAACCTGCTGGCCGCGGTCGAGAAGGGCGGCCAGGCAGCGCCGCAGTCCCTGGTCGACCAGCTCGCCGCGCGCGAGCTGGAGCATAAGAGTATCTCCGAGCAGCTGCTTGTCCTGCCGCCGCCGGCGCCGGTGGTCGAGTTCGACCTGGATGCCTACTGCGCCGGCATCCAGGCCAAGCTCGCCTCGGGCGACCCGGGCCAGGTCCGCCAGGTGCTGCGCGTGATCCTGGAGAAAGTCGTCGTGCCGCGCCCTGAAAAGCGAAAAGACGAGGACGACGTGGTGATCGAGTTTCGCCGACTGCCGGACTGAATATTGTGCCTTCGCTCTACCTGGGTTGTCCCAGGTGCACCGTACGCACAAACCCTATTGCGCTTTGCGCGATCTTGTCCTACACTTTGTAGGAATGGGGACGATAGCCAACCCGGGGCCAACTGAATCGCTTACGCCTGTCCAACTGGCGGAAGCACAACGGCTCTACCGGCATCTGCTGTCCCTCAGGGCGCAAGGCATCAAGCTCGCTCTCGCGCACCTGGAAGACGAGATCGGCGTCCACGCCGTGGGCCGGCGGGCGAACGTCGCGAAGCTGATCGAGCCGGCCTAGCCAAATAGCAGACTGAGCATCCAGCGATTGGGCTGGGGCGTGCCAGGAGATTCTCGAAAGAGAGTCTGCCTGGCTTTTTCTTTTCCAGTTATGCGCGTCCCGCGCTTGCTGGCTCCTCGTTGTGGGTGGTGGTTTGCCCGACCTCGGCCGGTCGCATCGGCGCAACCGGCCGAGTGTCTGGGGCAGAAGGGATGACCGATAAATCTCCAAGCGCTCTGGGCTCAATTCCTGACCACCTATGGCCCGCTCCTGCTGGGCCTGATCGTGCTGGTAGTCGCCGATGTGCTGACTGGCATCGCCAGCGCGCTCAAGCGACACGTGTTCGACCCCAAGCAACTCGCTAATTTCTACGCCACATCTGTCCTTCCGCTGCTGATCGGCTGGGTGGCGCTGTCGATCTTCGCTTTTGCCGTGGCCAACGTGCCCGGCCTGCCGCCGGCGATCACATCGCTCATCGGGCCGGGCGTGGCCGACAGCTCTTATGCCCTGGTGGTGATCGAGCTGGGTGCCAGCCTGCTGCAGAACCTGGGCGAGCTCGGGCTGCTGGCCCAGTCGGCGCCGGCTGCGCCCAAACCGCAGTCGTGATCCATCCCATTAGCCTATGGTTTTATCGACTTCTCGGCGTATGAGACTCGATGCGATCTGGGGCGGACTCGCTGGGATCATCACCACCGTCCTGGGTTTTTTAGTTCGCTGGGTGTTGACGCGCCCGGAACGCCAGGCCCAAGCCAAGCGGGCCGAAGAGAAGCAGAAGCTCGAAGCCGCCAAAGCCGAGATCAGCCAGAAGAAGGCCATTGATGAAAGCGTCGCTAAGCTGGAAACCCAACTGCGCAGCGAGCTTCGGGCGGACAACTCCGAGCTGCGCGAGCGCTCGCGGCAGATGGAAGCCAAGCTTACCGCAGCTGAGACCAGGCTTGAAGACCTGGTGAGCTCCAACGACACGCTGCGCCGCGAGAACATGGAACTTAAAGGCCAAAATGGCGCGCAGTCCAATCAGCTCGAAACCCAGGCTGCCCAGCTCAAGCGCCAGGCCGAGCGCATCGGCACGCTGGAATCGCAAGTCTCAGCCCTACAGGCCGACCGGCTGACGCTCATCGACGCGATGCGCGCGGCTGGCATCCCGATCCCGCCGCTGGTGGCGGACAAAAAGCCGGGCACCGGCCCCCTGGGGCAGGCCAGCAAGGCGTAGCCATGGCAACAGATGTTGGCGCCAAGCCCTGGGAGCAGCTGCCGGGCGAGCCCGACACGGCGTACGTCCGCTTTTTGATCTATCGGGATCTGGGGCCGAGCCGGTCCATCGATTCGGCCTATGCGGCCGCTACGGCCGGCAGTGCACCAAACGGCACCAAAGCGCACCGGCGCGCCAACGGCCAATGGAAGCATGACAGCGCCGAGTACCACTGGCCCGAGCGCGCCCGCGCCTGGGATATTGCCGTGCTTAGCGAGCTGGTCCCGGAGACGGCCAGCCTGATCTTCACCACCATCAACGAGGCGGCGCGCGTCACACTGGAGAAGCTGCGGGAAGGCAAGCTCAAGCCGCGCACCTGGCCGCAGCTCCTGGAGTCGGTCACCATCCTTGCCGGGTTCATCTCGCCGGAAGTCATCAGTGCAACCGTTGATCACGCCGCAAACGATGGGCCTGTCCCGTCGCAAGCAGACGGCGACCCAGAGTAAGCCGCGGGCCGCCGGTCCAAAAACGCCGGAGGAGCTGCGCGACTGGCTCTGGCAGCACCTCGGTGTGCGCATCCCCGACGTCCAGGTCTGTCCCAACCACTCGACCCCCTGGCGGGCGTTCTGTGATGCGTTCTTCGGCCTGCACCTGGTCGTCATCTGGAAAGCCTCGCGCGGCCTGGGCGGCAAGACCTATCTGCTGTCGGTGCTGGGCGATGCCGAGGCCGTCCTGCTGGGCGCGGACGTGACGATCCTGGGCGGCTCGGGCGAGCAGTCCGAGCGCGTACAGGAGTATGTCTCTGATTGGCTGGCCAAGGAGCCGGCCGTCAACCTGGTCAAGGACAACACGCGCGAGGCCCGCCTGGCGAACGGGGCCCGCCTGCGCGCGCTCATGGCCTCCAGCCGCAGCGTGCGCGGCCCGCACCCGCAGCGCGTGCATATCGACGAGGCCGACGAAGTCCTGCTCAAGCTGGTCAACGCGGCCCTCGGCCAGGCGATGGCTAAAAACGGCGTCTCCGAGTGCACCGTCATGAGCAGCACGCACCACTACGCCCGCGGGCCGATGACCGAGCTGCTCAAGCGGGCCAAGGCCAACCCCAAGTGGGCGGTCCATGAGTGGTGCTGGCGCGAGTCGTATGCCAACGGCGCCGGCTGGCTGACCGAGCAGCAGATCGAAGCCAAGCGCTCGGTGGTCACCGCGCAGATGTGGAACACCGAATACGACCTGCAGCAGCCCAGCGCGGAAGGCCGGGCCATCGACCCGGGCAAGGTCGAAGCCATGTTCAGCGTCGAGCTGGGCGAGTTCGACGGCGCGGAGGGGCAGTACATCGAGATCGAGGCGCCCCAGCACGGCGCGTCCTACGTCACCGGCGCGGACTGGGCGCGCAAGGTTGACTGGACGATCATCCTGACCTGGCGCATCGACGTCTATCCCTACAAGCTGGTGGCCTTCGAGCGCAGCGGCCGGCGGCCGTGGCCGGACATGACCGCCAAGTTCGACCAGCGCGTCAAGCGCTTCCCCGGCGCCGCCTACTTCGACCAGACCGGCGTGGGCGACGTGGTGGCGGGGTACCTCACGGTCGCGGCCAGCGGCGTCATGATGGTCGCGCGGCCGAGGGCCGAGATGCTGACCAGCTATATCACCAGCATCGAGCGCGGCATGCTGGTCGCGCCGCGGATCAACTGGATGTACCAGGAGCACCTGCTGGCCAGCGTGGCCGATGTGTACGGCAGCGCGCCTGACCTGACCGGCACCACCGAGACGGCGGAAGGCGAGGGCGGGCGCGTGCATCTGCCCGACACCATCGCCGCCGGCGCGCTGGCCAACCTCGGCATGCCCAAGCAGTACACCGGCGGTGTGGATGCCTGGATCGCCGCCATGCAGGGCGATGCCGGGCAGGCACCGGCCGGCGTCGATTATGACACCGCCCGCGCCATGGTGCAGGGCCTGGCCAGCGCCGGCGTGCCGCTGGCCGGCGCGACGCAGCCCGGGCCGATGCGATTAGGGTAACGGAGGCGAGGCCATGACACTGCGCGATGCGATTGACGGTTTTGTCTCGGGGCTGCGCAAGCAGACAGCGGCTGTCAGCGCGGCGCCTAACTCGGTCGCACCCAATCCTACAACACGCATGGTGACCGAAAACCCCACGCAGGCCAACATTCCCCAGGCCTGGGTCGCCGCGCTGATGGGGCCTGGCTGGCCGATCACGCCTTTCGGCGTGGGGGCGCAGCGCAACATCGGCGCCGAGACCGAGCCGCGCAGCTTCCAGTACATCCCGCAGGTCAACGCCACCCTCAGCCCGCGCATCGGCTACGGCCTGACCGCCTTCTCCCAGCTCAAGTATTGGGCCGAGCAGATCCCGGAAGTCGCAATGTGCCGCCGCCTCCTGGTCGAAGAGATGAAAAACTTCGTGCCGCAGATTCTCGGCCCGGACGGCAACGTGGTGCAGAAGGCGCGCGTGGTGCTGGAGCGCGATAAGCAGGGCCGGCCGCTGCGGGACGAGTTCGGGCAGCTCAAGAAGATATTCACCGGCGAGAACGAGATCGAGACCGACGACCGCCTGCGCAACCTGCGCTGGCTGACGACGGACCCCTGGCCGCGCACGCGCAAGCTGGGCGCCACCGGCCGCCGCGATTACGGCAAGATCAACCTTGACCTGCCGGCGCGGACCGATGGCGGCCGCGGCGAGCTGATCCTGGACAGTGACGGCCATGTCAGCATCGACAAGCGCGCGGTCGACGTGACGGTGACCGACGTCGCCTGGGAACTGGCCAGGCCGGACCGCAAGAACGCCTGGCCGCTGTGGCTGTCGCGCTTCCTGTACAACGTGATCGCCTACGACGCCGTCGGGCTGTACCGCATCCGGGACGCCGACACGCAGACCATCGGCCTGCGGGTGGTGGACGGCTCGACCCTGTTCCTGATCGTGGACGAGCGCGGCGAGCAGCCCGAGCCGCCGGCGCCGGCGTTCACCCAGATCATCTTCGGCCAGCCGCGCCAATGGTTCAACACCTATCAGCTGTGGTACTCGCCCCGCGTGCTGCGGGCTGACTCGCCCTACGGCATTGCGCCCAGCGAGGACGCGCAGGTGCCGATCAATTTCCTCGATCAGCTCTGGCAGCATGAGACCGCGTTTTACACGGAGGGCACCGTCCCGGAGATGGTGTTCCTGGCGCCCAAGGACTGGGAGCCCGGCAAGGTGATCGAGACCGAGCGCCTGTTCAACGCGCGCTTCGCCGGCAACCCCAAAGAGCGCCGGCGCATCAAGTTCCTGCCCAACGGCTTCGAGCGGGTGGAGACCAAGCCGCACGACTGGCCGAAAGATAGCTACGGCGCCGCGCACGACCTGGTCGCGCTGACGTACGGCATCCACCCGAGCGAGCTGGGGAAGCTCCAGGGCACCGGGCTGTCCGGCTCGAAGGGCGGCAGCGAGAAGGGCGAAGACAGCCATGCCCGCATGGGCATTGGCCCGCTCAAGGAGTACACCGAGGCGCCGTTCAACGACATCCTGCTCGAGGCCGACCTGAGGGGGTACACCTTCGAGCTGGGCGCGATGTCGACCGACATCAACCCCAAGGACAACGAGCAGATGTGGGCGGTGCGCTGGTCGAGCGGCATGGTGCGCCGCAACGACGCGCTGCTGGGCGTCGGCATGGACGCCGTAAGCGGGCCGGCCGGCGACGCTTACCTGATGCCGCAGGGCAAAGCGGACATGGTCTACGACGACAGCGGCCAGATGCGGCCGACGACCCAGACCGCGGAGCAGGCCCAGGCGCAGTCGGACGCCGCGGTGCAGGGCGTGCAGGCGCTGGCCGCGGCCGGAACGAATGGCGCCGGCGCGGCGGCCGCCGACGACAAGCAGCAAGCCCAGCAGGAGTCGGGCAAGGATAAGGCGGCCAAGCCGGCCGGCGCGGTGCCTGCCGCCGGCGGTGGTGAAAGTGACGCCGCCACACAGCCCGCCAAGATGTACGTCGCCGGTTTCCCTGCCTTCGCCGGCAACGACAGCGAATACTGGCGCGCCAAGATCAGCGCCTTTGAGAAGGCGGCGCACGTCGCCCCGGTGCTCAAGCATTGCGGCGTCTGCGTCGACGACGACAGCTATTTCGGCGCGCCGGTCGCCCGCTCGCAGACGGTGCTGTTCCCCGAGCAGGGCGCCAACGAGACCGAGATTGTCTCCATCGGCTGGGACTGGCAGGAGCGGCGCCCGGCCCTGTGGAAGCCCCAAGGCGGCGAGAACGACCTGCTGGTGCAGTCCATCGGCGGGCCGCTCTACGTGCGCGAGGAGGCGGCCTACCTGCTGGACCGGGCGCTGCGCTTCTACCTGGTGCCGCTGGCATACGTGGCCGAGCTGGACGACGAGCGTGGCGCGATCATACATTACGTCCGCGGCAACGAGCCGCGCATGCTGGCCAGCGACTACGACCCCAGCTGGGTCGAGAAGGGCGCCGTGCTCGACTTCATCGCCGGCCAGACGGACCGCTCGAATCACAACTGGCTGACCCACCCGGACGACGCGATGCGGCCGCTCTTGTTCGACAACGGGCTGTCCTTCCCGACCACCGAGAAGGTGATCGGCAGCGCGTTCGTCACCGAGTTCGCGACCAGTGGGCAGCCCCTGTCGCCGGCCACGCTGGCCAGCCTCCAGGCGCTGCAGCTCGATATTGTCTGGCGTGACATCTTGCAGCTGGTGGGCGACGCCGCATGCGCCAAAGCACAACAGCGCTGCGCCATGCTCTGTGACAACCAGTGCGTGCCGCTGCTGGCGACGCCGGCAACCAGCGGAGCCTGACGTGCCGGCGCTGCGGCACAGCGACAGACTGCGGCGGCTGGAGCGCGTGCGCCAGCCGGTTGAGAAGCACCTGGGCGTCAGCACGCTTCAGGGCCTGGCCCGCGGCTGGCGGCTGCTCTATCCGAAGCTGCGCGCGCTCCAGAAGCAGCAGGTGGACCCGCTGCAGGACTGGTACGACAGCTGGTCGGTTGAGTTTGCCGAGATGCTGCTGGCGGCCCTGGAGGGCGCCGCGGCCACGCTGTCCGAGACCGAAACGGCGTTCTGGGCGGGGTACGCCGCGGGCGGCAGCCAGCTGGTGCTCGACCCGCACGAGATCGTCACCGCCTACAACCAGTCCATCGGCGCGAAGATCGGCGTGAACGGCCGCGGCTACCAGATCGCCGAGACGACCCGGGACAGGGTGCGCGAGGCGGTCAGCGCGTGGCACGCCGACCCCGATATGACGATAGCGGACCTGTCCGACAGTCTCTCGCAG